CGGCAAATTGATTATTGATCATCCATCCTAATAACGGCTTAAAAGTTTCCTCATTTATCACTGACACAAGTCCATACAATGTTCCAGAATTGGAACCGTACAATGTCAAATTAACCCACACTTGATAGAAAGGGTATGATAAATAATGGTACCAAAACTTAACAGGAACACAAACTGGAATCAGTGGCCGCGACAATAACATGCATGAGTAAAGAAAAAACATGGAAATGGACGCAATAACATTCGAAAATACATTTCTACATTTATCGCACCTTTGTCGTCGGTTTCTACTCTCTAACAAGTCATCAAATGAACTGCGTTGTTTCAACAACTGAGCAATCACTTGTTGAGCAGCTACATTGTGTTGCTCATCAAACTTAGAGTGATCAATGAAACAAGCCAACGGAAGATTCATCCAAACAGATGTAAAATCTCTATACATTCGCCAAGTTAACTTTCCATGCATAAATAGAACACGTCTATCAGGATGTTGCTCCACCATTTCAAGAAAATTCATGAAGGTTCTCTTAGAACAGTAAACAGGAAATGGAAATTCATGACAACCGATCTTGGTGGATCCATATAACTGGACCACCAATTCACTTCCAGGCTGCCTCGCCAACTTGGATATGTTGCGAGAATTAAACAATCTGTTAAAATCTTTGGTACTCATATCCTCATTAAACCGGAGTCTATTCATCTCTCTCCTATCGGGCCTAGATATGCGTTTGTCCGGATGAGACAAACCTATGGCGTAAGCATATATAGCTAAGTCATCTTGAATAGATTCTTTAACTACATCTCTCTCACTTAAGAAGTCCCTACCAACAATGCGAGTGTAAATCCCAATAAAGTTCAAACCTAACAGAAACAAAACAACGAAGAATGGCAAAGATAGAACCAAAAAAGGAACAACACTAATGAAAGAATGAGTGAGGTAAACCACCAATCGAGAATACGGGTTGTCAGCACATAACATAATACTGATAGCCCACTTCATCATAAAACGAGGATGCTCAACAACAAACAAAGCTAATTGCGTGTTGACATCTAACCAAGTCACAATAACTCCTTTATTGTACTCCACACTCCTAACATAAAGCCCTAAAATAAATAGGGTCATCACTAACTCAAATGTTTCCATCGAATACATGGAGAAGAAAGTGGGTGAGCTAGAAAACAAAAGAATATCTAACAACGACAAAACGAAATTGAAAATAAAATAGAATACATAATCTTTACAACTGCAAAGATATGCAAGGATGACATATGTTGCCTTCTGTACATTGTCAAATACAGAAGCGCCCTCCACGGGGGCAACCGGAGCATTTTCAGTTACTAAAGCTTCACTGGCGTGTTCGAACGAATTACTGAGTTGTGTCTGGTTCGTATACATATTCAGTATCCAGACGGACCTCATTTTCTAAATGAATCCATGTTGTATGAAACTCGGAAATAAACTACAACACTTCAGCGACAAGCGGACAAAACCTCTGTTGTCACAAAACAGGCATGATCTACATGCTTACTACTATAAGTAGGTCGCGTGTTTTCCAGCACGCGGATGAATTTGGAGAGGCAGTCTCTCGCAAGCATCATCCTATAAGACACAATAAAAACAGCAAGCTTTCTATTCACACAGAATATTAACCAACTTGCAAACTCACAAAGCTAAAAGACAGGTTACCATCAATTAGGTCATACAAAATCACATGTAAGACAAATTGTAAGTGTAATATAAGTCGAAACGGTTCTTGAACCGAAAAGCACTCAACTAGGTACAAGGTTGAGACAGGAAAGTTGTCCATAAATGAAATTAAAACAAATATAGATAACCAAAAATTGATTCGTAATCCAAATACTGAAATTAAAACAATATTAGATAATGTTTTCAATTAAAAGATTCGTACAAAATAGTACTACACAAAACGCGGGGAAACGAC